CCGTGCCGCCGCCCAGCCCGAGGATCGAGGGAGAGGCGGATGGCGAATAATTGGTCGGCGGGTAGAGCACGGTCGGCGAATAGGCGCCAAAGAAATCCTCGGCGGTAATCGACAGCATCCCTTCGTCGTCTTCCTCGACACCCGTGATCCGCACCGTCAAGGCACTCGCACCCAGCCGTGAATCGGTGATCTGTACCAGATCCATCGGCTCCAGCAGGATGTACTTCCAGCCGAGCTGAAAGGTGTACGTATTGCGGTAGAGGAGCTGGCGTTGCAACATCAGTTGAGCGACCATGCCGCCGACATAGAGCGGGTCTGTGATCAGCCGCGCCTTGGTACTGGTATCGCGCCGCACCCCGTAGAGATCGATCGAACCTTGGTCGGAGGCCTCGGCAATTGCGGTATTGTAGTTGTTCTGTCGATCGAGACACTCGACCTCGATCATGTTGTTGGCGTCGGCCGGGGTCGAGCGCATGATGTGCAGCGGATCGTCGGTGAACCCGCCGGTGATCGGTGTCGCGCCGGAACGCAACGCCGGACCGCCAGCTGTGACACCCAGATTGGTGCCGACACTCGATTCCTGAACGATGTAATCGTCCTCGCCAAGGCTGTAGACGGGCATCGTGTTCGGCGTGAAAATGGCGGTCGTCGTTGCCCCGACGCCGGCCGCGGAGATTCCGGCGCCGCCCGCTTGGCCGATCGTGGTGTTACCCGTCGGCTGCGACTGGATTATCATGACGCCGTCGGCACCGGCGCCCGACGCGAGAATGCCGAACCCGGTGACGTTGGCGTCGCCGTTGACGGCTTGCGCGAGCCCGGCCATCGCCCCCGGCATCTGCAGGTTCGCCAAGCTTGTATACGAGACTGTATAGGGCGAGCCGCCATTGAAGCCGGGATCGATAAATGTCAGGCTGATCGTGTCGCCGCCCGCCTGGGTCGGCGCTCCGCCAAAGCTCACCAGGGTGAAGGCGTTGGTGACCGGATGGTCGCCGTACGGAATGATCTTCAACAGTGCGCCGGACCACACGATCGCGCTGTTGGTCACTTTCGTGATGTCGGCGAGCCATTGCTGCGCCTCCTGCTGCTGGTCGAGCAGCGGCGACAGGAACAGGCCGACTGCTGCGCAATAGCTGGCGTAGGACGAAGCAGCGCCGGATGTCATCGCCGGGTCGAGGTTGGCGGACGGGAAATTTGCCCCATAGCGGGGGTTGGTCAGAAAATCCTTGACGATCTGCGCCGGGTTTGCGTCATAGCCGTTGGGCGAGGCACCCGAGATGCCGGTTCCGACACCAAACACCTCAAGATTGAAATTCGGCAGGGTCGCGGTGTTGCCGAGCTGATAATTCGAGAAGACAATGTTTGCCGTGCCGGAATAACCGATCGTCTTCGCGGGATGGGCGCTTGCCCAATAGGGGTCGATCGTCTGCCCGTCGGAACCGAGATTGATGCTCGAAATGCTCTGAAGACCGGTGACGACGCCGATGTTCTTGTCCCACCAGGCTAGACCGAAACCGGTGATCGGCCCCTGGCATATTCCCATTATGAAAGAGGCCGAATACATGTACTGCTGGCCGCCGCCTTTGCCGCCGCCACCGCCTTTGCCCTTACCTCCGGCTTGCTTGCTGGGCGTCGCGGTAAAATCGTCATAGTCGAGCAGATTGGGGCTGACCTTGGTAGTGCCGTAGATCAGCGGGATGACACCGCCCGCTTGAGAGGTCTGGAACTGCAGAGATCCGACAGCGCGCTGCTGCTTGGCGTTGGAGCTGCCGCCGAGAATTCCGCCCATCAGACAAACGGGTCAAAGAAGCGCACCGGGCGCCCCGCCAGCTGCGGCTGCTTCGCGTCGGCATAGAGCACGCCGGCACTGTGCCAGGCGTGGATCAGGCGAGGCCACTCAATGACGATCGCGCCGTGCGCGAAGCAACGGCCGAATTTGAACAGCGCAACGTCACCCGGCTCCGCCGGCCCCGAAATCTCGCGCGCATACCGCATTATCCCCTCTAGATAGCGCTCGGCATCGCGATGCAGGTGCCAGTCGGGTGGATAAAAGGGGACTTCAATGTGCGGGACGACACCGGCCGCCTCGAAGACCTCGGCGAGCATCATCAGGCAATCAGTGCCGACGCCCTTGACCCGGCCCATATGGTGATAGGGCGTGCCCAACCACCCTTGGGCCTGCTCGACGACCACAAGCCGCCGCGAATCCATCCGAGCAGGAAGGGTCATACGGCGGTCTCCGGGGTCGGGATATAGGGAAAACCGCCAAAGTGGACGGCGTTGTTGAAGACGTTGGTACAGGTCGCAAGCGTGCGATCGCAGCCCGGCAGAAGCTGGAATTGGTCGCCGACGGCGACCGGCGACAGAAAGGCGAGCTTGACCGTTACGGCGCCGCCGCCGACAAAGGTCGATATCGTGCGACTGTAGCCGGCATTGCCTCCGGTGACGGCGACTATCGTCCCTTGTGCGTAGGGCGTGGTCGTCGTTGGCGCCCCCTGGATGACCGTCGTCGTCGATCCACTGGCGGCCGAGAACGTTGCCCCAAGGCTCGACCGGTTGAAAAGGCACAACGCGTCGCCGAAGACATGCGTGCAGCTCGATTGCCACAGTCGCCGTGGCATCTGGATATTGAGCAGTTCTAGGTGCGATCGGCATTTCATGTCGACACCGGTGCGGCTGCAATCGATGTCGGAGATGCGCCCGGAGAACAAGATCACCGTTCCGGCGCTGGTTTCGCCATAACCCCCGCCGGCAGCGCCCATAAAGGCGCGTTCCAGCTGCAACAAGGCGCCGTCGAATTGTCCTTGCCACGCTGCTTCTAGGAACGGCGTCGAGCCGACGAGGTCGCTCGTCTCCGGGTAGATCTTGATATCGAGCTCGTCGACCTGGGTGCCAATCACGATCTTGGTCTTCGAACGTTCGAATTTTGGCCCCGACGTGAACAGGTACCCATTGGCGACGATCGGCGTCAAGGCTGCCGAATAACGTAGGATCGTCGCGCCGCCGACGAGGGTGAAGGTGTAAAGGTCGGCCATAATGAATTGTTCGCCGCTGTTGAGCAGCGCAATCAGGGCGGGGGAAGCGGGCTTCACGAACGCACCGAGATGAACGTAAGCTTTTTCAGCTGCCACAGTTGAAACATGAAATTCTCGAAAGCATAGCTGTCGTCGATGAATCGGCATCGAAAGTAATAGCTGTAGTCGGCGGTGATTATTAGCCCGGAGCTCGGCGCCGTGCTGAACGTCACCAATCCGGTGTTAGGATCTACGCTGTAGTTTCCCGGGTGTTGTGTGATACCGTCGAGGTAGACCGCACTGACGACGTTAGGCGCTAAGATCGGTTCTAGAAAGCCGCCGCCGGGCAGCGTTGCGCCCATCGCCCGCTGCAGTTGGAAGACGGTCGTACTGGCATTGCCGACGCCGATCTGCTGCCCGGTGACCTGATCATCGCTCGGGTCTCGAAACAGGAACGTGCCAAAGGCGCCCTGGCAGAGCATGAAGAACCCCATCAGGGTCCGCAGTTCGTCGTAGCCGGCTGCCGGGTTGTCGCGCAGTAGATCAAAGACCAGCGTAAACTGCCAAAGCGGGTAGGGATAATCGAGCGCTCGCAATTCCCGCCCGGACACCGCTCGCTGGATTCGGGTCTGAAAGGTCGGCGTCTTGATTACGCTCCCGGCGAGACCGAGCAGCGACGGGAAATCTCCGATGTCCGCCATCAGCTCGTCCGCAGCATCGATCCGTTGCGCATAGCGTTGTTGATCGCCGCAACGAGCGCACCGCCGTTGCTGCGAAAAAACCGCGCCACGTCCTGACTATCCATCGCTGAGACGCCAAAATTGACGACAACGGGTGCACCGCCGCCGCTGGCATTGGCGCCGCTAGGCGCGGCAATCAAGTTCTGCAGACCCTGGGAGATATTCGCAGGCAGCACCATCTCGTTGCTGTGCAGCTGCGCGAGCACACCTCCCGGCCCAAGGCTTGGCACGGCCCACCCGCCCTGCGCGCTCGGCACAATGCCTCCATGCTCAAAGCCGAACAGAGTGCCGATCCCTTTGAAGAGGCTGCCAAGAATACCCCCGGAGGCGAACAAGCTGCCGAGTCCCAAGCTGTCGGCGATGCCGCCGCCCAGCGCTTGCTCGCCAGCGCCGGTGAGACCTCCCGAGAAGTTCTGATCTCCGCCGCCCCCGAGAAGACTGGCGCCGAAGAGACTACCAATTTCCCCAAAGACCCCCTTCACCGCTGAGTTGACGAACTCGGCGATGATCGATTGTGCCAGGTTGGCGAGCGCCTTCTGCACCGTCGTCGTGCCCAGGATGATGCCGGTGACCGAGGTGTCGATCGCGCGTTCGACCGGGGCAACCAAATCGTCCCAGGCCTTCTTGTTTGCTTCTGCCAGTTTGGTATCAAGCGCTTGAACTTCGCCGACATATTTCTCGTAGGCGAGCTCCTGCTCCTCGATTAGCTTTTGCTGGGCCCGGACATCGTCTTGTGCCGCGTCGAGCTTCGTCGCGTAATAGGCCTGGTCGTAAGACCATTTGAGATCGAGGAGATCTTGCTCCTGCCGGACCTGTTCCGTCGCCGAAATTTGGCCGAGCGCGGCCTCGTTACCGATCGCCGCCTTGTAGTTGGCAAATTTCGCGTCGGCGACCTTCTGATCGGCGTTGAGCTGGTCGAGCTGATCGCGTTCGCCTTGCACGGCGAGCTGCTTTTCGAGCTGGTAAATGTTGCGTTCGACCGCCAAGCGGGCATTCGATCCGGCTTCGGTCAGCGCCAGCTTATCCTGCCAAAACGCCAGCTCTTCGTCCTTCGATTGTCCGAAGAAGCTTTGCTCGGCCAGCAGCTGTTCCTGCAGCTGCGCGCGCCACGCCGACACGCTGTCGGAACCGGCCCCGCTGCGAGCAGGTGAGGTTGCGTTCGATCGCCCAACTCCCTCGCTGCGGGCATCCCCTGAGACGGAGTTTGGGATCGTGCCGTCGCCGACCGACCCCGCGAGGCTTGCGGCCTTGGACTGCAGCGCGCCGATGCTCGATCCGACCTGCGTAGCAGCGGCGTTAATCTGCGATTGCGCTTGCTGAGCAGCGGCCCCCAGCCCCGCGAACTGAGCTCGCATCGCATCCGTCGCCACCTGAACGGAATTTGACGCAGCCTCCATCCCGGATTGGAGGTCGTCGGTTTGGGCGCTGATGACGACGCTGGTTTCAATGTCGGCCATGATAGCCCCTCAATGACGTGGGCATCCGAGCGTGTCATTTTCTCGCCGCTGGTGGCGTCCTGCGAGCTTCAATCGCCGCTTCTCCCTCGGCTTCGTAGCTCAGCAAAATCAAGCACCACCCCGGGCAGTCCGGCGTGAATGTCACCCGCGCCAAACCCGGGGCCGAGCTCGGCGAGGATCCCTTGGAGATCCGAGCTTGCCCCGAGCCCCGAACTGGGACGGGCCGATGGTATCCGCCTGCGCTGATGTCCGCCGACGCCGAGATACGCCCCAACCAGGATGTGAACCGGCGGATGCTCGACCCAATATGCCGTGAGCTCTTCGAAATCGAAGAGCGTCATCTCGTCGATTACGGGGTAGCTGTAGCCGCAGACGGTGGCGAGGAGGCCATAAATATGTCCCCAGCCGTCCGCACCTCCTGAACCGGGTCCGATGGTAGTCCCGCGATCGTCCGGCCTGCCCCCGGGTTCGCCCCGGGGGCCGCCGCTTCCCCCAGGCGGCTATCGCGCAGCTTTAGCCCCGAGCCGGTGAGAACCACGTTCAGCACCGCACTGGCATTACCGAGGTCGAGCAGGTCCTCGACCATCTCTGCCGTTGCATCGGGATAGTTACGTTGCAGTGCCGTGGCGACGATCTCGACGAGCACACCGATTTGCGCTTCGCCCATTGATGCGCCGATCTCGGTCAATTGCCGCACCTTGGGCATCAGTCGGCGGAGCTGACCGAGAGTGAGCGGTGGTACCAGCCAATCCCGGCCGCCCATTGCAATCGTCACGCCGGGGATCATTTACTCCACCGTGCTCAGATAGCCGATCGTGCCCGAAGCATCGGCGAAAGCCGAGAAGTCGAGCTCTTGGATTGTCCAGTCGTCGACTTTGGTCGGCAGCGACAATTTGTCGGCCATGCAGGCATTGAGACGCAAGGCCGTCCCGCTGCCGGCATAGGTGGTGTAGAACGTCGCCTTGAAAGTCGGCGTTGTTCCCATGACCTGGTTCGTGATCGTGAGCTTGCTGCCCGACGTCGTTAGGCTGTAAGTGTACGAGATCAATACGGCAGCACTCGCATCGGCGGACGAAAAAGTATAGATGCCAGTAGCGAAGTTTACGGAGTATTGACCCGCTACGGAGGGTGTGGTCACCCGATTGAAACGCCTGCCGGTAGCAGCGTAGACGACGCCGAGATCGTCGTTATAACTGGCCGCGTTGGCGACGGTCACGGTGTAAGGCGTCGTCGCCGGCACGCTGGCGGCCTCGAGCTGCGAGACAGCGAACTGGCCGGTGGCCGCGGTCAGCCCGAAGAAGATATCCGAATAAAGCAACCCGAGAATCTGGGCGAACTTTGCCTTGCCGGTGATCTTGCCCTGGCCGCGCGCAATCGCCACCGGGAATTGCAGCTGGCCGTACAGCGCCTTGTCGGTCCAATCAAAGTCAATCTGAATATCCTGGAGCACGCCGAATTGGCGCGGGCCAATCCCGGAACCGGTCACATCGGTGCGTTCGCCCCAAACCGCACCCGAGCCGAAGCTCAATTGCATGTCAAATACTCCCTTTCAAAACTTTGTCCTGGCCATGAACCAGGAGCCGCTTCAGCGTCTCCTTGGCGGCATGGGCGACATTCCAGGCCTGCGTGTCGCGCGCGATCGCCGAGCCCGGGAAATGGTCCTGCCACCAGCGCTCGATCAGCTGTTCGATCGTAACAATCCTGCCTCCCGGGGCGGTTGGGCTTTGCTCGAGATCCTCAAAAAGAACCGGGCTTCCCTCGGAATCTTCCACAGCCATCGGGATACTCCTATGAGCAGGACTTACTACAGAGGCAAAAGAACCCGAGACTTCGGGCGCTTCTCTTTGGTGTCACTCGGCGTGGTCAGACGCATAAGATTTCGACCGGGACGATCGCGATCGCCTGATCGCCGAGCACGCCTTCGTCCGTCTCGATCTTTCCGGTGATGTAGGCGTGCTGCACCATCGCGGGCAATCCGAGATTCTGAATGCCTGTCGCCGGCGATGGCGCTAGCGCTGCTTCGAGCGCATCGAGCAGCGGGTTCAGAAGCATCGCCGGCGCCAAATAGGGATCGCTCGAATGGACGTAGACATAGAAATCGGCGTAGAGCGTCCACACGATCGGCGCCCCCAGGGCCTTGGTCACGGCGTGTCCGCCCTTTTCGCTCATGAACAACGCGGGCTGCTCGACCGAAGCCACGTCGGCCCAATGTCGTAGCCGCCGGTTCGCGCTGGCAAAGCTCGCCGCACCGGCCCCAAGCGCCCAGAGCGCGGCATAGATCGATTCACGGATGATCATCAGCCGTGCTGCCACCTTTGAGACCTGTGTCCGACGCAATCATTGCGATACCGCCTCCGCCAAAGCCGCCTCCACTCGATCGCGGATCGTCGGCGTCATGTCCTCGAGCGCCGAACGCAGGAAAGAGCGTTCGGGGAGATCCATGCGGCGATCGTACGCCCGCACGCTGATCGCCCTCTCGGCGATCGGCCGACCGAAGGCCTCTCGGATGCGCCGAAGGCTGGCCCTGACACTGACCGTTCCGGCAAAACCGCATTCCTGTACGCCGGCATATCGGCTGTCGGTAAAGAGGCTCGCAGTGATGGCACCGCCGCTCTGGTCGACCCGGAGGTCGATGCTCGACTTCAGTGATCCGGTACGGCTCCTGAGCACCTGTCCGCTCAGCTTGTCCTGCTGCACGTCGCGCTGAAGCTCGATCCCGAGCTGGGTGATCCTGCGAAGGAGGCCCGAATTGATTGCGTCAGGCAGTGCGCGCAGTCGCTCCAGCAACTGCTCGTCGCCAACAAGATAGGCCGTGATCACACAGCACCCGCGAGCGTCGCCGTATCTGTTTGGGTCGGCGCCGGCATCAGGAAGCCGGTGATCGGCGCGACAATGCGGTATTGCTGGATCAGTGTCTTTATCGAGTCGCTCATATCCTTTTGCGAATAGGACACCGTCTCGCCGCCGCCGATCGCTCTCGCAACTTCGCCGATGCGGGAGCGCTCGCGGTAACGCAGTGCCACGAGCTCGATGCAGGCTTGGGCCAAGTCGGAAGGTGTCACCGCGTAGCCGGCGGTATATTGTACGGTCACGCATCCCACCTTTCGCGGCACCTTGTACCCTCGGATCACCAGCTGCGTCGGGGTAAAGAGGTACCCCGCTTGGGTCGCAAAGGTGCTAACGACAGCGATGCCGGGTGACACCGGTGGGAAAGCCGGGATCGGCGGAATCGTCAAACCATCGACGATGACGAGGCTGACGGCGCTGACTGGGAATGCCGCGAATTGGTAGCGCACGTCGTACGGGCCGAGGGCGTTCCCCGTTCCATCGCGGGTCTCGATCCAATCCTGCGAGGCGATCTGCCGGTTGAGCCAAGTCTGTATGAATTGGCTCGCTGCGGTGATCAAACGGGTCAGCAGCGCGTCGTCGGTCGCCGGAAAGGCGCTCTGCCCGATCTGCAGCCACGCCTTGACATCGGCGAGAGTCGTCAGATCGGCAAAGCTTGCCCCAGGCGAGGCAAAGTTGGCCATCATGCGTGTCCCGGCTCGTGATCCTCCGCGGCAGCGACGGCGCCCCACATATGAGCGACCGGTGCCGCATTCGCGGCGATGTCGCCGAGCGTTGCCATCGCCACCTTCTCGCCATAGAAGGCAGCGAGGTTCATGATCAGAAGATTGCCGAGCCCTTCCAGCGCCACCGGCACGCCGAGACGTTGGGCTGCAGACATAAAGGCGGGGTTGATCTCTTGCATCGCCTTGAACACGGGGTCATCGGCGGTCACCGCGATAGTCATCGTGTCGTCGGTAGTCATCGCGTCACCGACGGGTCCACGTCGTCCTGCGCCGGCGCAACCGCGGGGTCGTGGATAACATAGCCGCCATTGTGCAGCAGATGGACAGCTGCCTCGCGCGGTACCCGCACGACCCCGTTGAGGTCGTGCGGGTACCGCTCCGTCCCGTGCCCAACGGCGTCCCACACCGGGAAGACGGCCCGTAATGCGATTAGATCAGACACGGAGGTATCCCCTTCAATTCAAATCAGAGACGGTCATCAGCTCGGGTCAGCCGTTCGCGATGTTGCAGATGACTCCCATCGCGAACGGCGCATAGACGGCCAGCACTTCTTCGGCATAGACACCGACCTGGCGCTGGCGCGTGACGAGCGGCCAGTCGATCTGGTAGTAATCTTGCCGGGTCTTGATCTCGGCGACGTTGGGTACCTCGTTCGACTGGTACTGGATCGGCAGATTCTCGGTCCAGCCGATGATCGTGCCCGGGGGCACGCGCGGGTGGATCCTGATCGGGATCCGGAGCCCGCCGTTGATCGCGAACGGGTTGTAGTAGAACTGGACCACCCCGGACGCTGTCACCTGGTACTCGCCGCCGCTGCCGTCTGCCGGCGAATCGAAGCGTAGCAACGGTCCGGAGGCGTTCGACAACACCTTGCTGGTGATGTTCTTCAGCTCTTGAGAGTTGACATAGAGGACGGTCGGCGACAGCTCGAAATTGTCCCACATTTTCTGGAACATCGTGTCGATTTCAACGACCGAGCCGCGGCCCGACGCGGTCAGTGGCGTCCCCGTTCCTGCCGTGCCGGTCGGCATAATATTGACATAGGCGTTCGACCCCGGTTTGAGCGCGGTGGTCAATAGTCCATCATAGGCATAACTTAAATTGGCCGAGCTGTCTGCGGTGATCGCGGTTTGCGACTGATTGCCGGTGCTGAGCGGCGCGGTGATCACCACGCTATTGATTGTCGTGGTCGCTTGCAGGGTCTCGGTCCCGCTTGCGCTCGAGACATACCAGGCATAGGCAATCGCCCCCTGCATCGCGGCCACGCTGCAGAACAGCGTCTGGCCGAGGGTTACCGCCTGGCTCGCCTCCGCACTGATGTTCGAGGAGCCGCCCGACAGCATATAGCTCTTACCGTCGGCTCCTGTGACGTTCTTCGAGGTGGCAACCCCGTTCACGACGCTCGAGTTCTGGTACCCTTCGAGAGTCAGGCCGACGACCTTGACATAATAGGTTCCAGTCGGGAGTGTCGCGCCGCTGCCCGATGCCGACAACGTCGGGGTCGTCGGCGTGCCGAGCATCAGTGAGGCGTTGCCGGCGAGAATCGCCATCTCTTCCTTCAGCATCATTTTTTGCAGCAGGCGGAAGGTCATTCGCGCCTGAATATCCTCGAACTGGCGGCCAGCCGAGATTGCTTCGAAGGTCGCTGCGTCCTCCTCACCGATCGTCACGTACGTGGCTGATTTGTTCGAGGTCGAATAGGACATCTGCCCCGAGCGCTGGCCCTCAGGTACCCATCCCATCGCGTCGAAGCCGGAGCCCATAATTCCATTGACTTGGCGCCAGTTCGTGGCTGAGCCCGTGCCGCCGCCGACGCGTGGCATGACATTCCTGATCGGCGTGACGAAGGGATAGAGGTTCTTGGCCGGTGCTTGAAGGTCATAGGCGAGCAGGCCCGTTGCGGTCGAGATCGACTTGGCGAGCATGTCGTCCGGCTTGGCCAGAGCCCCTTTCAAGAGCTCCAGCGATTCCTGGGTGATCGGATTCATCAAAAATTCCTCCCGGAAGGGGGGCAATGAAAAGCCCGGCCGAGGGCCGGGCTTGGCGACGGCTTCGTGGCTAACGTGCAGGCGGAAGC